ATAAATAAATTTTAATAATCCTCTAAATGTCCAAGTACCCAAAACATTATTTTCATAAGTTGTAGTTACTACCTCATCATAAATTGGAAGATCTTTTCCTTCTTTTGTTTTTTCTTTTACAAAATTCCATAGAATATCTCGTGCTAATTCTTTATTCATATTGTCTTAATTCATTATTTCTGAAAATTTACCCCAATTAACATCTTTATTATTATTATTATTTAATTCTTTTTCTTCAATATAACATTCATTTGTTTCAATTATACCATCAATATATACAATCGCTTTCTTATTATAGAAAGTAACTGGTATATATTTTTTTTCATTTGAAATGATTATAACTCCTAACTTTTCAAGTTTAGAAAGTTCTCGTTTTAATGTTGATTCACTAATATTAAAAAAATCAGCAATTTGTCTTTTAGATTGGAAACAATACTTTCCATTTAGTTGAAATCTCTTCAAATATGAAATGATTGCAGATTGAGTTATTGTATAACCTTGCTTCAATAATTTTTCTTCTATGTTAATATATTTTTCTTTCATAATAATACTTAATAATGGTTTTAATAATAATAATTAATAATGGTTTTAATAATGAGTAATTAATAGTGGTTATTGAGTTGGTTCATATTGACCTAACTAGTTGGTTCATATTGACTGACACTTGGTTCATATTGACCTAACTACTTGGTTCATATTGGACTTACTATAGTTCATTTTGATCTAACTACTTGGTTCATATTTTTACCAAATCTATTGTATAATATACCACCTAATTTATTCATCGCTTCATTAAAATCATCATATTGTAATATTGCAATCTCAATACCTTCAACGACATTATTATAACCATACTCATTTACATAAGTTTTTAATTTCAATCTTGCCTTATTGTTTAATTTTAAATTTTCACACCAAAAACTTTCAAAGTAAGTTGCAAGACCAGAACCATCTAATGCAATAATCAGATTATCAATCAAATTTCCCACATATGGTTTAGATTCTTCAATCATTAAAATAATTTCAACAAGATCCTCTTTTGTTAATTGTAATAATTTTTGTTTTTTCATATCTAATAAATAGTATAATTTTATGAAAAAATCAACTAATAATGAAAATAGTTTGTTTTTTATCAAAGAACTATATATTTATATTATATGAACAAAACAATTTTAGAGTTTATATTGGCGGCAATTATTGATAGAAATAACGACCAATCACTTGGTGAAGAAATTAGATCACTACAAGAAACAATTTTAACAATCATAAAACAGGAACAAAATTTGATTTTAGAGAGTATTCACGATTTAATAATAGAATACCCCAACGATATTGAATTAGGGTCTGAAATCAGACGTATGTCCCATTTAATACTAATAGCGTTATATGTTGAAGAAGACATTAGTGGAGATTGCGACACCGAGTAGTGTATACTATGAGATAATACAAAATATTATCACACCAAACTTCCACTTAATCCCTGAACTTATCAGTGAGTTATCAATTGGGTTTTTAGAAAATGAGGAAAAAGTTAATAAGGTAATTAAAGATGGATGGTTTAAATACTACTTCATCAGATCCTGTGTTAATCAAATTAAATCTTCAACGAGTGGATTCCACAAGAATACTAGAATAAAAGATTTTCAATACATAGAAAATATTGAAGTGATTGACGAATCAGATATAGAAACCAAACAAACAAAAGAAGAAAAATACCTCATCATAGATAAAATCTATACAACAATACCCAAAACATACTTCCAAGAATACCTATGGCATGAATACTACACCAAAGGTAAGACACATAGACAGATTGGAAGAGAAAATAACATTTCACATTGTCTTAGTTTCCACGAAATAAAGAAAATAAAAGACCAAATAATTAAAAATATTCCAAAAACCATTTGATAAAACGGATATTATCTATTATATTTGTAGTATAAACAATAAAAAAGTAGAAAATATGTGTAATTTAGTAGACGCTCTAATGGAGCAACAATGTCAAGATCCTGAGTACATCGCTTGGGTAGAACAAAAGAATCAAGAACTTAATGATCAGTGGAATCAGTATAAAGAAAGTATGGAGTATGCATACGACGTTATCTGTTCCAAGATGGATGAGGAGTATCAAATGATGAAAGAAGCGGCTGAGACCGATTATGAGTATTGTATGTAATTATGACTATATTAGAAAAATGTGAAATACTAAAAAGAAAGGGATATACATATGATCCTGAAACCGGTAACATATATGGAATGTATCGTAAACTAATTCAAAGAAAGATGACTAATGGATACATTCAAATAAATGGTAGAGGTCATTTTGGGGGACATTTACTTGGACATCACTTCGCTTGGTATATGTCATATGGTAATGATGATTTTATAATGTTAGATCATATCAATCGTATAAAAAATGATAATCGTATATCTAATTTAAGAAAGGTTACCTGTCAAGAAAATTCATATAATAAAGATTGTAAGGGTTATTTTTGGAGTAAGCACTTAAATAAATTTAAAGCACAATTAAGAGTAGACAAAAAATACAAATACTTGGGTTGTTTCACAAATGAAGAAGACGCAAGACAAGCATATTTGAAAGGAAAAGAAAAATATCATATTATTAATAATTAAAAAAAAGAAAAAGAAAAATGCCACAGACACCATTACAAAATCCAAAAAAACAACCACAAAGTACATCACGCCAAATAGCAACACAGAGTTCACTGAAAACCGTGTTGGAATGGAGTAATAGTTGTAATCGTTGTTTAACGTTAAAAGAGTTAGTATCCATCACAAATGTCGTTGTAGATTATGTAGAAAATGGATATTCCAAAGAAATAGGTCAGAGATTAGAAACAATCCAAACTTACTTGGAAGATAACGAATAATATTTACTGATTAAGAAGTATATTTATAATTAAAGGAGTATACAGAGAGGGGGTACTATTGTTTAGTTTATATTTTTTTTATCTACTCCCCCTCTCTTCTTTATTGTTTGTTGTAGGTTTATAATTGTGGGTAGTAAGTAATTTTTGTGATCATTGTAATTACCTACCCACACCCTTCACAACAAATCAAATAGTTATATATTTAATTAAAAAAGAATATATGATAACACAACAATTTTATGATCATTGTAATTATCTTGCAACACTACATAGAATGTCAAAATCACACGCTTTAGATATGGAAAATGTGATTAGAGAGAAGATTGATCCCAAGTATAATGTATGTACTAAATGTTCAGCTCAAATGAAGCACGGACAAAGTATGATATTAAATTGGTTGGAAACTCAAGAGATAATTGAAGATGTAATTAGTACAATAGAACCATTATTAGAAGAACCATTATTTGAGATGGTAACACCTGAAATAGATGTTGATGAAGTAGAAGCTGAAAAGGTTGGATGTACCAAATGTTCTAAACGAAGAAAAACAAAATCATTATGATTTGGAGATTATTTAGACCAAGACCAATAGTAAAAGTATTACTTCCTGTTCCTGCTTCAATAACTGATAAAGAACATAAAATGATTCTGACTGATTTGGAAGAAAGAGTGGGTAAGGAGTATATTGTAATGTTGATCGCTTCACCAGAGTCGTCAGAAATAAAAATTGAAATAGTCAAATAATGAGTTTATCTGCAAAACACAAAGCATTCTGTGATGAGTATTTAAGCAATGGTCTTAACGCTACTCAAGCATACAAATCCGTCTATGGAGTAAGTGATTCTGTAGCAGGTCCTAGTGGGGATAGGTTGCTCAAAAATGCTAAAATAAAAGTTGTAATAGAACAGGAACAAAATAAGACCTCAGAGAAGTTAGAAATAACCCGTGAGTTTCTAATTAAAGAGTACTTGGAATTGATTGAATCAGCAAAAACAGATGAAAACTTTATTGACAGGGGGAATTGGAATAAGTCATTGGCTCAACTTGCTAAGTTATTGGGATTGGATGCCCCAATAAAACAACAAACAGAGATAACTATTACAGAACAACCATTATTCTTAGATGACGAAGGAGAAGAATAAGTTCATATACACTACGGCATTAAGGAAGATTAGAAAAATGAAGTCCCGTATTAAAATAATACAAGGGGGAACTTCAGCATCAAAGACATTTTCAATCCTTGCCACCCTAATTGATAAGGCAATCAAAACCCCCAACCTTGAGATCTCTATTGTATCAGAAACAATACCGCATCTTAGAAGAGGTTGTCTAAAAGATTTCCTGTCTATAATGAAAAACACTAATAGGTATATCCCCAACAATTATAATAAGACCCTATTAAAATACACATTTACAAATGGATCATATATAGAGTTTTTTAGTTGTGATTCAGAAGAACGACTAAGGGGAGCAAGAAGAAATATCTTATATATGAATGAGGCAAACAATATAAACTATGATGCCTACCTTCAATTAGAAATGAGAACCGATCAGGACATCTATATTGACTTTAACCCAACCTCATCATTTTGGGTTCATACAGAAGTTCTAACACAACCAAATTCAGAATTACTTATCCTTACATACAAAGACAATGAAGCGTTATCAGAAGATATAATATCATCATTAGAAATGAATAGGGATAAAGGTAAGACATCATCATATTGGGAGAATTGGTGGAAAGTTTATGGGTTAGGGGAAATTGGATCAGTTGAAGGAACGATCTATAAGGACTATGAAGTAATTGATAAGATACCTGAAGAAGCAAGATTGTTATGTTGGGGATTAGATTTTGGTTTTAGTTCAGATCCAGCAGCATTGATTGGGATCTATAAGTATAATAATGATTTAATTATTGATGAGGTTGTATATCAGACGGGAGTTCTTAATAGTGAACTATCAAATTTGATGAAACAGAATGGTGTCACTGGTGAGATCTTCTCTGACTCAGCTGAACCTAAGTCCATTGCTGAACTAAAACGATATGGACATCAAGTTAAACCCGTTGAGAAAGGTAAGGATAGTGTTAAGTTTGGTATTCAATTAGTTCAAGAGTATAAATTACTTATTACACGACGATCAACTAATGTCCTTGAAGAACTATCCAAGTATATGTATAAGAAGAATAGAAATGGAGGATATGACCCTGAACCCATTGATATGTACAATCACGCCATGGATGCGATGAGGTATGGTATAATGATGAAATTGGGTAAAAGAAAAGAAGGTGGTAATAAACCATTCGTAGGATTTATGAATGTATAAAAACATTTCCCTAGTGGAGATATTTATTTTTAATATAAAGAATTATGATACAGATTAACGTTGAAGTAGATGAAGAATTACAAGAATACCAATTTCCAACAGATTGGTCAGAGGTAACGATACAACAATTTATGAATTTATACTCAATTGATACGAATATACATCAAGGTATGTTCTATACATTTGAGGTGATCCATAAGTTGACAGGAATTAGTAGGGATATAATTGAACAAATTGATTACGAGGATTTCAAAGAATTGATTAAAAACTTGGCATTCGTATATGAACCAGTTACAGAAAATAAAAAAGAATCAGTAATTGTAGATGGTGAAGAATATTTCCTATATACAGAGTTCAATAAATATACTGCTGGTGAGGTTATTTCAATTGAGACGATATTACAATCAGCAGAAGGAGATATAAAAAAGGTGATGTCTAAGTTATTATGTATCTTCTTACGTAAGAAAAAAGAAAATGGTAAGTTAGAATCATATAAGACAAGTTTTATGTCTCGTGAGGAGAGTTTTAAAAAGATTAAGATAAATGAAATTAACCACATATTCTCTTTTTTTTTAACTGGAAGGGATTCATCACACAACAATACGATGGACTCTTCCAAAAACAACGAGAAGTAAAAACTGATAACGAAAGATTTGCCAAGAAATTGGGGGATAAAAAGAAAATGGATAACCGATATATATGGTTGGATTTTGTTTATACTCTAATGGATAAGTTAAAACTAAAAGAAGATGAGGTATATAAGATGGCATATGTTCATTGTCTGAATTGGTTGGGATATTTTAAGAATAAAGAAGAATTAAAAAATAAAAACACACTATAATGAGTATAACAAGTATAGTAACACTTAATCAGTTAATAGATTGGTTTCAGAATTTTCAAGAGAACCACTATATCTTAAATGATTATGGATTTGGAGAACCATATGATATTGGAACATCACGTCAGATGAATTTCCCTTATATGTGGACGATTCTAAATGAGGATAATAACATTGCTACGGCATCAAATAATAAATCAGCCATACCTGATATATCATTCTCTATTATGTTTATGGATAAAATCAATATTCAAGAGAACTACTTGGATACAAATGGTTTCCCATCAGACAATTCACAGGAGATATTGAGTGATATGTTGCAATGTGTTCAGGATTTAATTGTTCATATTCAAAATGATTGGCAACAATATGGTGTATTGATATCACAGGACGTATCATTCTATCCAGCGGTAGATGAAACAACTGACAAAGCGACAGGTATTGTGGCAAGATTTGTATTAAGAGTAAGACAAGTAAATTGTGTTATTCCTGAATCCCCAACCACAATTATTGTTCAACCAAATCAATCAACCTATGCAACATTACTTACTTGTGAGACATTAACAGAGTGTAATTCATTCCAAGATTATGCTTACACAGGTGGAACATATAATAGTGGAACTACAGAACTTACATTGGTTACATTAAATGGAAATGAATTAGTTGTTAGTGGAATTACAGCAGGTGGTGGTGGAGGATCAGGAACATCTGGTACTTCAGGGGTTAATGGAACTAATGGAACTTCGGGAACAAGGGGGACTTCAGGTGTATCAGGAACATCTGGTACTTCAGGGGTTAATGGAACTAATGGAACTTCGGGAACAAGGGGGACTTCAGGTGTATCAGGAACATCTGGTACTTCAGGGGTTAATGGAACTTCGGGAACAAGGGGGACTTCAGGTGTCTCAGGAACAAATGGAACATCAGGTATAAATGGAACTAACGGATCAAGTGGAACTAACGGAGCTGCAGGATCTAATGGTAGTAGTGGCACTTCAGGAGCTAATGGTTCTTCAGGAACATCGGGAGCCAATGGGACTAATGGATCAAGTGGGGTATCAGGCACTAATGGAACTTCGGGTGTTAATGGAACAAATGGTAGTAGTG